CTCGCAGGATTGCGAGAAAGTGCAGCATCAACCAATTTATGGAAGGAAGTCAGGGTATAGTATTACCCCTGACTTCTGAGTTTATCTTTTGAGTTTTTTTCTTTAGGATATATAAAATGGTAAATGACGAATTGCTTCAACTCTCTGTAGATGATGCTATTTGCGCCACCCGCAGCAGGACCTATTGTATGACGATAAACAATTACGATTTAGATGACATTGAAAAGTTAAAGAACTTGAAATATAAGTATTTAATAATAGGAGACGAAGTAGGAGAAAGTGGAACGCCTCACTTACAAATCTTCGTTCATTTAAAATCACAAGCAAAGTTTAGCGCACTTAAGTTGAAATTTCCTAGGGCACATATAGAAGTTGCCAAAGGAAATGACAAGCAGAACAGGGAATACTGCTCTAAGCAAAATGTATTATTTGAAGATGGTCAGATAAGCGAACAAGGTAAGAGAACAGACATAGAAAATATAAAAGAAATACTAACAGAGGGAGGAAATATGAGAGATGTAGTAGCAGTAGCGAAATCAGTTCAATCCGTCCGTATGGCGGAGATACAGTTAAAATATTTTGAAAAGCAACGCAACTGGAAACCACACGTAAGTTGGTATTGGGGTGCTACTGGAACTGGTAAAAGCAAGAGGGCACACGAAGAGATGCCTGACGCTTATGTAGCGATGGAAACTGCTACCTGGTGGGAAGGATATGACGCACACGAAGACGTAATTATAGACGATATGCGTAAGAATTTTTGCACGTATAGTCGGTTATTAGTATTGTTAGACAGGTATGCCTGTAGAGTAGAATGCAAAGGTGGGTCTCGTCAGTTTGTCCCCAGACGTATTATTATAACTAGTTGTTATTCTCCGCGGGAGATGTATGATACAAGGGAGGACATATTCCAATTAATAAGAAGAATAGATAAAATAGAAGAATTCTAAGAAAAAATAATCTTTTGTAATTATATAAAATGCCTGCAAAAATGAAAAACTACCCACGTAAGAATAAACGTAAGACATCTCGTTATGTGGCGAGAAAAAAGGTAGGATTGAACAACAAAGAGAAGCAACAGGTAACTAAAATGATTAAAGGTAAAAGAGAGACTTTTTATTTAAATACCATTCAGTATTGCGCTGGACAAACCATAGCAACTCCAAGTGAAAAACAAGCATTACATCCTCAGGATTGTTTCCAAAGTGGAAATAAAATAACTATGTTAGCATTAACAACTGCAGAAAACCTAACGTCACTCGGTATGGATGTAAATACCAATGCAGTTCATACATCAGGACAACGAATGTTTCTAACAGGCGGAGTAAGAGCAAGAGATTTAGGAGGCGTAGCGGGAGCAAGTTTAGACGGCGATATGGGATATATGAAATCACATCTACAACGACTTAAAATCCACGCAAGTGCTATATTTGCTGCTAGCACACCAACAGATAAGATAGTTCCACTTAACTTTAGAGTGTTGGTGGTCCAAGTAAATGGAAATAAACCAGCAGGAAATTTACCAACATTTACGAATGTAGGAACAACAGGAGCACCCTCGCTATTTAGGGATAAATTAGATATGAAAGTGGGAATAGACGACCCGATTTTACCATTTGAATTTACGAATAATCTACGAGTAGATACCAAAGCATTTAAAGTAGTGCGAGACATTAAATTTAAGTTAGCAAACCCAATTTTAATGAAAGTCGTATCCCCCGATGGTGGTTGCACAGTAGCAAGAAATTCATATCCAGCAACAAAAGAGATAGATTTATGGTTACCTCAACCTAAGAGACCAGTTAAATTTAACGAAGGAACACAATTACCAGAGAATTATGACTATCGTTATTATACATTTGTATTTTGTAGTGCTGATAGTTTTCCATACGGTTTACAAATGCCTACAACGGAAAACAGGTGGTATTTAGAAAGCACTTCAATAGCAAGAGTTCAAGAATATTAAGCATTTTTAGCAATAATTTAAAAGTTTAGTTATATTTCAAAGCGTATAATATAACTAACCCTAACCTTAACCCTAACCCGTTCGTTGCCCTAAGCATCAACCGTGCCTTGTTGCCGAGAGGACCGAGGAACCCCTTTAGGGGTTCGGTCCGTGCACTTCCCAAATCCAGGCGGGTGTTGTGCTCTACATCAGGCGCTTTAGCGCCTGACGTGCCCGACATTTGGGACTTGTCTTTCTCGCAGGATTGCGAGAAAGTGCAGCATCAACCAATTTATGGAAGGAAGTCAGGGTATAGTATTACCCCTGACTTCTGAGTTTATCTTTTGAGTTTTTTTCTTTAGGATATATA